CAAAGATCTACTGGTCCTAAATCCATAGGTTCAGAGTTCTTGAGCATGTTAACCAAGTGGTAAGAATCTACGTGTGAACTAGCGGCGTAGTTGGTATCTCGTAGAAATATACCATTGTTTAAAACTGGAGTTGACATGTTTATTTATTTAAGGGTTAATTTTATTATCGTTTAAAGAAGTTACCATTTCGCGGTATTCTTCTCTGAGTTGTTTCTTCTTTTTCCACAACCGGAGTACTTGTAGCCATCTTAGCTTGTTCAGTCTTAAGCTGACGTACTGTTTTCTCCACTTGTGCTGCTTTACCTTGTTCCTTTACTTTCGATTCGTATCCTTCCTCGTCTGCAAGTAACCAAAGTACTTTAGCAATTTTGTTATAGTCAGGCTCAACGTATTGATACTTTTCTAATAGGTGTCCTAATAGATTAGTTTGCTTACCTGATATAGACGGGTAACTAGGTTGTACTAGTCCTGTATAGATCATATTCTGCGTACGTTTGTCTAACTTAATTCCGTTAAGGTCTGCTGCTGCAACTGTATTATATACATTTTGCATGTAAGCCTCAGAAGCCGCTTGTTGTTGTCTCTTCATTTGTTCTTGCTTAGCAAGTTTTTGAACTACAACTGACTCCTGCATTTTATCCAACTTTGGCTTAAACTTGTTAGCTTTTGATTCCAAGTCTCCACGGTCTCTCCAACCATCGATCTCTTCTTCAATATCCTCTGCTGTACCAAAGTTAGTAGCACGTAAATATTCACGTACAATTTGTTCTTGGTCTCTTTCAGAACTTGGATCTAATTCACGAACTTCTTCAGCTTGTGCAAGGACTTTAAATAATCCTTTTAGATCTTGACCTCCATCAGCTACATATTTAGCAGCGTACTGGAGTTCCCCTGGAAGAGATTCAAAAAATTCTACTGGAGTTTCCGCTCTTACTTTGTTCTCAATATCAGCAAAATTTGCTTCAATAAGTTCTTCGTAATCTTTAAGCGTATACTCGTCCATAGGTTTTTCGTCCTCAAACGGAACTAACTTACCTGCTTCTATAAGTTTGTTAACTAGCTCAGCCATTCCGCTTTTGTCAACCTTAGGTCTTCCCGCCTTTGGTTTATCATCAGCATCTTCTTTTTTTCTAAAGTCTCCATCAGGATCAACTTCGCTAATTACATCATCTATAGATGCAGTTTCTTTATCATCATCGCCTTCGTTATTATCGTCGGCATTGTCAATAAAACTGAGGTCTACTGTAGCTGAACTAAACATGTTCGGCTTTTTCTCCTCTTCTGGAAGCATAACGTTTTCTGCTCCCGGGGTTCCTAGAATCTCATCTAGGTTCATCTCTACTTGTTCAATAGAGGTAGTTTCTGTATTCTGTGTAGACATATGGTTGGTTTTTTAAATTCTCTACAATATTAATATACGCAAATCTATAGTTTAAACTTTAGAAATTAAGCAGTTAGAAAAAATATAGCTGACTTTATAGCAAAAGCTTACTTTTTCTTATTCTTTTCAGTTGACTTCTTGTCAAATTTGTTCTTATTTTCTCTAGCAATGTCTAGTTGTGTCTGCGCAATCTTTAGTTGTGTATTAATTTTCTCTTGTTCTATACCCATTTTATCACGATGTTCTGTCATTCTAGAGACTTCTTTTTCTCTTTGAAGGTTAACATTATCGTTCTGTTCCTGGGTACGGGTAATTTCTTTAAGGGCATCTTGGTAATCGCTCTGCTGATTTTGATTAATATCTACAGCCGCTCCGAAACCTGCTGATTTAATCTTGGCTTCGTATATACGGTTCTGTCTATCTTTCTCATTTTCAGTAGCTTCGAACTCCATCTTCATTCTTGCTTCTTCTTGCTTAGCCTGAATCTGTTGCTCTTGCATCTGCTGTTGTTGCTGCATCTCCTCTTGACGCTGTTGCTGAGCCTTAGCTTCAGTCTTCTTAAGTATCTGCGTAACGTCAGGAATCGAATCAGCCATGAGTACGTTACCCAAATCATAAATGGAAGCACCAGAAGTGTTATTAGACACAGCCATTTGTTTGAGCTGGTCCAGAACGGCACGATGATTAGCTTTAGTAGTACAAAAAACATTAAGGTCTCTAAGAAGAAGGTCAGTGCCATTAATCTCGAAATTTTTTCTTTCATCTGCTGTAGTAATATATTGTAAACGTACTGATGGTTTAGTAGAGTTATAGTACTGAGCTAGGTCCGTACGCATCGTATGTACGCGAGGCATCAAATAGTCACAGTGTTGTATAAAGTAAGTTTCTGTTTGAGCATAACTAGCATTAACTGATTGTTCAACTCCTGTAGCAGTCTGTTGTCCAATCTGTTGTCCTAAACGCTGTGGAGTAATACCTATTACCTCAAACGCCTGTGATTTAAAATACTGCGCTAATTGAATACGAGACATCAAACGATTAGTCTGTTCCAGATCTAGCTTTTGGTAGTGCTGAAACGCTAAAGGATTCTCTGTATTAGAAATAGTAGTATCTAATGGAAGCATCTGGAAGTTCTTCATAGCCACATATGCTTTGGCTAAGTTGTTCTTTCCCCAGTCTTCTCCTAATGAATGTCTTGGTAAAGCGTTCTGATCCAGTAAGATAACCGTTCCTAATTCATCTACAAGAATGTCAGCAATCTGGTTATTTACAATATTATATCCAATCTGGAACGGCTTCATTAAGTCTACTAGAGATGTAGATCTTGTATTACGATCCGAGAATACAGATCCTTCTACAGGAAGTTTACATCCGTATAGGCTATCATCTCCCTTAAATTGGAATTTCATAGATCCAATTTGGTTCTGATTAATGCCTAAGTAAATAGGATTAATACCGCCTGGGTTATTAGTTCCCCAATATGTAGGGTGGTTAGGCCCGATCTTAACTCCTCCCCATACCTCGTTAATCCAGATCCAGTCGATGTGTTCTCCGAATAATAAATTATCCTTAGTCTTATTTTTAAATAGATCTGTATTGTACAGAGGTTTATCTGTAATCTTATATGATTCATCTATAAGGTCTGTAGTAACAGATCCCATATCGTCAATCTTAGTCAAATGACCTACCTTACGCTGTGACTTCCAGTAAACTGTAGTAACACGAAGTAAGTTAGTCATACCCATATCGAACCAGTCTTCGCTATCTGAAAGGATCCAGTTAACAATATCTCCTCCGCGTAGAGTATTATCCCACATTGAGGTATACTGACGATACCCTAAAGAAGGCATGTTAGTATTCCAGTCATGGGATTTAGTACCATCATAGTAGGTACCATCATTTTGATAACCTTGAATAGGGTAACCCGCAGAACGTACAGGATAAATTTGTTCTAATGTTTCCATCTGTAGCTCGGTCATTAACCATCCGTAGCGGTCAATAACGTCAGCTACCGTCATCATATCGTATTTACCAACCCATTGACCCTGAGATATATAGCGAGCATCTGGAGATTTATGGTAGAATGTTAATACCGGATTCCATAACTCTACGTCATAGTCATCCTCCATCATACGGAAATGCCAGAACTCTCTGTCTGTAATAAGCATATCGCGGAAACCGCGTTCCTCTAATTCATCTATCTTAAAACGTTCTACGTCTACTTGATGTTGGTGAGAAGCCCATTGCTCTACTAATGACTTATAAGATTTAGTAAAGAAGTCTTGTATTTCTGGTAGAGCTTTAACACTTTCTGGAGATAGTGCCTGTTGATATTCTTCTGAATTAACATCTACGCCGTCCTCAGCAAGTTTCATCATTAGCTGTTGCTCAGCACCTTTAGTAAGAGACTCCTCGATTTGGTTTCTCTTAAGTTCCATCATCTCATTATAAGATGTCTCATCAACAGATCTATATGTTATTGCGCTAGAGCGTTTTGCAAATTCTGCTACAAGAGTATTAATAACGTTTGGAATGATCGGATAAAATTTAAGTTCTAATGCAGATGCATCTTCTTTTGTAAGCGTTTCCATTAAATCCGCATACTCGTTATCCTCCTCTACAATATAATCACCTTTATCTATAATACCTTTTGCAAGTTTATAGTTCTTCATTAGACGGCGTGCGTTACGACGTACATGTTGTAACCCTTTCCATTCTAGCCAGTCTAAGTTCCAGGCTGTCCAATCTGTATCCTTTTCACTTCTAGGGATAAACTGAATAGGTTGATTAAGAGTACCCATTTTGTTGTACTCTACTTTGGCCCCAGCCTTTAACTGCATTGCGTTATATATCTGCATACTATCTTATGTTTCTAAATGGATTTTTAGGTAACTTCATACCTTCAAATTTATGACCTCCTCCGCCAATATGACGAAAAGGGCTCATGTTTAATTTACTGAATTTATTGGTGCTTTCCAAGTTTTTTGATGCGGACGTCTCTTCAAAACGTTTTTTATAACCTCTATTTGCTTGTTGTACTTTAGCAAAAGCTACTAAAGCTGCAAATGATACAAGTCTATCGACGTTTACTCCATCTCTATACGCCATCATTTCTCTAAGTAACATGATGTCTGGAATACGTTCTATACCAAATGTTGTTTTAACAACTTTACCATCTTCTAAAATTACTTGATCAAGCTCCTGTCTAACAAACTCGATTGCATAACTTATCATATGACTTTTAAATAAAGTACCTGTATTACGCCATCCGTATTCTTGGAATACATTAGCATTAGCTCCTATATCTTTTAAGAATAATATTTGCTGTCCAGGTACCAGATACTTTTGCTTCTTCCGGTTAATCATATGGGTAATAAACTGTGGGATGTTATTCTCCACAATAGTCCATGCATTATACCACTCTATGATAAGCTCTAGTCTCTCATGTGTTTTATTAATATCATCAAAGCGGCCACACCATGCTGCTACTATTTTATCATTTTCTATAAAGGTCTGAATGCTATCTACATCCTTCTTGGTTACCTCTACAGATGTTTTGTAAACATATATAGCGCATAGGGAATCCGACGTGGTAGTTTTTCCTTCTCCCACAGGATCGACAGATGCATAATACATTCCAAACTCTGGGTTCTCTACAGGTCTATCCCATACTACAAGACATCCTGTTTTATCTTCAGTAGTTTTTGTAATAGGAAACTCTGTTATAGGTAATTTATTGGTAGAGGTTACCGCCGGTTCACCCTTGTCGTTTCTATATATATCCAAGCGTTCTTCAGCATAAAATTTATCTTCAATACGTCGAGTTTGTGCTGTAATAAGATGGCCCGGAAATACCGATACTGATCTAAAGTCAAAGGCCTCTTTAATAGTTCTAGGATGCTGAGATATACGAAGCTGAAATTCTTGGGGGTCCAGTTCGGATCTCCATTGTGTAAACTGGTCATCTAAGGCAACCAAGGCTTCTTCTACTTTAGAGTTACCAAACTGGTCTATATAAGGCGGCATAGACCATTGTTCAGGAATAAATAATCCTGTCATTCCTCTGGCGCCTGTTTCATCTAATAGAGTAGATTCAATAGCATAGATATCATTACCCTCAGGTCGCGTAATCATTTTCTTTAAAGGTTCGCACTGAGATAAATCTCCTACAGATCCTGCAGCAATAAACATTCCGGTGGTCATAAATCCCGACTTCATAGCAGGGCGTATGTACTCGAATGTTGTATTCATCTTAGGGGCAATTCCCGCCTCCTCGTGAAAGAAGTATTTACACGGTCCCCCTACACCATTAGTAGGATCCTTCTCAAAGGACATACCTTGCATAACTCCTTTAAGACCTACTTCAGACTTACGTCTATTTATTCCTGATACTGTTTCAATCTTCTGCTGCCACATCATAACCTTATTAGGGTTCATTGGTCTATACCAAGCTGTATGTTGATTCAGGAACGCCTCATATTCATTTAAGAATTTCCAGGTTCCCTTCTCATTGATATAGTCTTTAAGACTAGCTCCCATCTTAAGGGTAACTCCTTCTTCAAACCATATCTGATTAATTAACTTACCAGCATGGTAGTAGGATGATGCAATCTGACGTTTCTTTAATATGGCAACATGTTTATAATGTAACTCTGCTAGACATTCGTATAACGCCATGTGATACTGAGCATCTCTGACATCGGCAAAACCAAACTTCTGAATCTCTTTATTGAAGATAGGTAAGAAGTTTAACCACATGTAATAATCACGTGGTATATACCAAGCATTGTCCCCATCTTTATAAATAGCCCCTACACGACATTTATTCTTCTGGTCATTCCAGTACATAATAAAGTCCTTAGTTCCTTGAGGAGAAGCACAATAGAAGCCACGTTCATTAAATAGACTAGCCTGTTCATTAAACTTAAGACTAGTTTCAGTAAAGTTATATAAGCCCGGTTCTTTGAAAATTGATAATACAAAATCCCTGAAGTCTTCTCTAGTATCAAAAGTAGATACTGTCCACACCCCGTTTTCATATGTAGGAATTTGTATGTCGTTGGTTTTCAGCATGTTCTATAATTACATTTGGTCATAAGCAAGACCGGCTCCTCCGCGAACATGACTTGTCTGTTCTTCTTGAAGATCTTTATAAGCGCCTTTATAGCTTTCTCGAATTTGTTGGTACTTTGATGCAGCATTTACAAGTGCTGTAATATTCCCATCTCTCCCATCGGTTATCTGAGTTTTCTCCATATAGGTGGCAAGGTTATCCAGCATTTTCTTAATACCGTTATAAGCTCTTGATGTTGGTGTTTCATATAGCTTCTTGCAGAACTGTAATGCTCCGGGAATATAGTCATCCTCTGGACTAAAGTCTGCTTCAATTTCAGCTAAGATAATATCTTCCTTATGAACATCCTCAATATAAAAGAAAGGATTTAGATCAGGATTAGGGCAAGTCATGTAGAATAGGTACTCGTAAATCTTTAAGTACTGTTCCGGATACTTATCCATAATATTCTTTAACGTACTTAAAGTATAGCAGTGTTCCGTAGGAATCACTTTATGATTCTGTATATCAAATAGTTTAACAATCATCTTTTAACTTGTTTATTATACTTATTACTTCATTCTTAAGGTAAGGTACTTCATATTCTACAACTGAGTTTACAACAGGCTCACCAAATTCATCGTATAGTACAACTCTGTTATCATAGGCATCTCTGCCTGCTTCTTTAAATACGATGTGTTCTATAATCATCTTTCCCGCGCGCATGCGAGGATTATGTTTAAGAATCATATACATATACAGACTTAGCTGTAATGCATAATGGTTAAGGTTACAATCGTCCAAGTGACTAACTGGATCAAGCATCCTATCAGTGATTCCTTCCCAGTTAGTATAACCCGAAATTTTAATTTCTTTATTAGTCTTGTAATCATAAATATTTACTACGTTCTTTATTACTTCTACTCTATCTGCTTGACCACAGATACCAGCGCTCTTAAGATAAACCATATGCTCTGGATATATACCGTCTACTAGTTTCTGTTCCGGCGCCGTTTTAATTCCATCAGATTCAATGGGTTTAAAAATAGGAATAGTAAAACCATCTTGTTCAATGTTATCACAGGATGTATAAGCTGCTTCTCTTTGATTATGATACCAAGTACCTAGATTAACAGCCTTCTGTGATTCATTTTTCCAAGCCTCTTTAATATCCTCGGGAGACATACCGTACCATTTACTCTTCTTCTTTTTAGATGAAGCTATAGCTATGGCATCAGCATCAAAAGATTTCTTAAGCTTCGATATAATACCTGTTACACTAGTCCATGTGATGCTCTCACTAGGATCGCTACTTGTATAAGTATGCGTCTCTGGTTTAAATACTATCGCCATTGTTTCCCAGTTTAGCATTTAATATATCTTCTTCTTCCTCAGTCATTACCGCAAACCATTTACCCTCAGGGCATTCAGAAGACATGCTGCGAATTTTATATTTAAGAGAACAACCGCAAGAACCGCAACAAGGTTGAGTACCCGGTACTAGACACTTGTCTCCTATAAGATCTAGTAATGGACAGTTGTTACATATCTCATTGCGCCAGTAAGCAATCTTCTCTATTTTTTTGCGGGTAAAATAGTAGTTAAAAACCCCCTCAAGGATGAGCCATTTAGTGCTCCAAACCGTCTTGATCTTTTCTAAGA